GGGCCAAGTTCTGCAATCGAACGGCGCAAGCGCCCCGACTTGGGCAACGGTAACCGGGACTGGCACGGTCACCAGCGTAGCAGCTACCGTACCGGCGTTTCTGAGCGTCACCGGGTCGCCAATTACTACTGCTGGAACGCTTGCCCTTGCCTACTCTGGCACGGCGATCCCGGTGGCCAACGGCGGTACGAACGCTATCACGGCCAGCATTGCATCGTTCAACAACATCACAGGCTACACGGCGGCGGGCGCAACGGGCACCACAAGTACCAATCTTGTGTTCTCAGAGTCTCCTTCGCTTACTGGCACTGTTGCCATTCCGACCAAAGTTCTGGTGGGTGGGCCTACGTCTAGCGCAAGTGCATTTGGCGTTCAAGTGTTTGGGGCTGCTACTACGTTTGCACCCAGCATAATACAACGAGGCTATTCCGACACCGCTGCCAGCGCTGCCGTATATATTCTTAAGACTCGCGGCACAACGGCTACGTCCACCACTGCGGTGCAGCAAAACGACTCGCTTGGCGCGTGGTTGTTTGGCGGCGCAGATGGCACAAGCAATCAATTCCTAGCCAACATGTCGGTGTATGTTGACGGTGCGGTGTCTGCGGGAACTGTCCCTACAGCCTTCTCGTTTGCTACCGGCACCAACAACAGCACCCTGCCGCCAGTGGCTAGGATGCAGATCAGCAGCACCGGCAACATCGGCTTCAACAACGGACAGCCTGCTGTTTGGGGCACCAATGCTGAAAAAGTCATCGGCATTGGCAACGGCACCGCGCCGACAACCTCCCCAGCAGGCATGGGCCAACTCTACGTCGAGGCCGGCGCTCTCAAATACCGGGGCTCATCGGGCACCGTCACCACGATTGCAGCGGCATGAAAACTCCAGCCTGGCAAAGAGCCGAAGGAAAGAACCCCGAGGGCGGCTTGAACGCCAAGGGTCGAGCCTCGTACAACAAGGCCAACCCCGGCAAGCCTGGGTTGAAGCCGCCACAGCCCGAGGGCGGGGCACGCAAGGACTCGTTCTGCGCCCGGATGGGCGGCGTGCAGGGTCCGATGAAGGACGCCAAGGGCGAGCCTACCCGCAAGGCGCTGGCGTTGAAGAAGTGGAAATGCTGATCCATCACCACTTCAGTTCAGGTGTGTACGCCAAGGAGGCGCGCATTCCTGCGGGCTACTTGTGTGTGCAGCACAAGCACAAATTTGACCACCTGTCCATCTTGGCTACCGGGTCGGTTGAACTGCTGGTTGATGATAAAGTATCGGTTGTTCACGCTCCTGCGTGCTTGACAATTGAGGCGGGAAAGGTGCATAGCATCCGCGCCATTACAGACGTGATGTGGTACTGCATCCACGCCACCGATTGCACCGACATCGAATCTGTCGATGAAGTCTTGATAGAGGAGCATTAACGTGCCTTTCGCCTTCCTTATCCCCGCTGCTGCCAGCCTCATCGGCGGCAAGATGTCTTCCGACGCCGCGTCCGATGCCGCTGCTCAAGCCAACGCTCAGAACCAAAGAGGGCTTGATCTTCAGCGGGAGATGTTCGACGAACAGAAGCGTCTCTCAGAACCGTATCGCCAGGCCGGCCTGACGGGTCAGAACCGGCTGATGGAGATGTTAGGGCTAGGCGGCGACACTGGTGCAGCGGGGTATGGCAGGTACGCCAAAGACTTCAGCATGCAGGACTACCAACAAGACCCCGGCTATGCCTTCCGGTTGAGCGAGGGACTGAAGCAGTTGGGTAGCCAGGCCCGCGCCCAAGGCGGCGCTGGTGGTGGCCGTACGATGATGGGGATGCAAAACTACGCGCAAGGTCTTGCCTCGCAAGAGTACGGCAACGCTTTCAACCGCTACCAGACCAACCGCCAGAACCAACTGGCACCGTTGGGTAGCCTGATGTCGTCCGGTCAGGCGGCAGCGGTTGGGCAAGCTGGCCAAGCAGGCCAGTACGGCGCCAACGCAAGCAATATGCTAAGTCAGATGGGCGTCAATACTGGCGGCGCTACCCTTGCTGGTAGTTCAGCGTACGGTAAAGCAATCGGGGATATTGGCGCGCAGTTTGGACGAAACCCGCCAAATTTTAACAACATGTTTGGTAGCGGTTCAAGTCAAGCAGGCATGTATGGTGGAGTGCCTGCTGAAGGCTTTTACTACTAAGGATCGATTATGGCCGCTCTTGATTTCTCCCCGCTTACGTCGCAGCCAAGTTTTGGAGAGCGATACGCGCAAGGCCAGCAACAAGCGTTGCAAAATCAGCTAGCTAGGCAGCAGATGCAAATGCAGTCCGAGAATGCTCTCGGTTTGCGAGAAGAACGGTCTGCATTGGCTGACCAACGCCGCGCCGCAACAGAAAACGCCGCGCAAAGGCAAGCGTTCTTAACTGGACTTGGCGCAAAAATGAGCGAAGGCGGGCACAAATTGGATCGCCCTACGCTGTCCAGTATGCTGCAATTCGGGTTGATGAACAAAGAAGGCAGCGTAGTAGAACTAGCTACCAAAGGTCTTCGTGCGCTAGATGAAGAAGATGTGTACAGCACGGAATCCGCAAGGCTGGGGGCAGGCGCAACAGATCAAAATTTTACGCCCGATCAGATACGAAACATGCTTGTCAGCCCAAGCGCGGGCATGCGCGAACGAGGTAGAGCGTTGGCGCAAATGACGCCAAAAGACGCCCTACTCCCGCCGGACGTAGAAGCGCAACGAATTCGCATGGAGCTTGCTAAACGCCCAGAACCGGTAGACCGCCTACTCCCGCCGGACGTAGAAGCACAAAGACTCCGTATGGCTGCGGCTGCCCGCGCACCAGCGCAGCCTCGCGCTGAATCAGCCCCAGTGCCGGTAGTCGATCCCGCTACAGGTAAGCCAATTCTTGTCAGCCGCGAACGCGCAATTGCGGAAGGGATGACGCCTGCATCTGCGCAAGAAGGATTGGCTCCAAAAGAAATCCAGCAACGCGAAGCCAAATATCCTCAAGCCACTTCGGCGCTTAAAACGTTTGAGTCAAAAACTGATTCATTGGTAATTGACCTAGAAAAATTGGCAAACCATCCAGGGTTGTCCGGTATTTCTGGTCTTATCTATGGCCGCACACCTGCGGTCACAAAAGAAGCCCGTGCGGCCCAAGCGTTGTACGACAGTATTGTGGCGCGTGGTGGTTTTGCAGAATTGCAATCTATGCGTGCGGCTTCGCCAACTGGCGGGGCGCTAGGCAACGTGTCTAACCAAGAAGGTCAATATTTGCGCGATGCGTTTGCGCCAATTAACCGCACGCAAGACACGGGCGACTTAAAAAGAGCTTTGTCAGACGCCGCCAATGTAGCTCGCGTATCCAAACAACGTATGCGAGACGCATACGACATGACTTATGATTATAAGACAGGCGGGGCGCCGCCAAGCCAAGCTAGACCTGCTGCGGGGCAAAACGCGCTATCGCCCGCAGAACAAACCGAACTCGATCAGCTTCGCAAAAGATTTGGCGGTAAATAATTATGGACCCACGCGAAGAATTGGCAGCGCTGCGCCGCATGGCAGAGTTGGAAGCTAAGGCTTCCGGCCAACCAGAACCGACTCGCGGCGCTGCGCCAAGTGAGATTCCGACCGCTGGTGCGCCGCAAGCGCCTGCGGCAACGCCGCCGTCGCGAATGGGTCAGATCGTCGAAGGCATGAAGCGGTCCATTCCGGCACATCTACTGGCCGGTGTAAACCGAGGCGCTCGCGACATCACCGACACATTGTTGTCCGCAGTCGGTGGCGCTCCGGCAGAAGCGGCAGAGGCAAAAGCAAAAGCCGAGTACGAGCAGCGGTACGGCCAGTCGCCGCTTGCCAGCAGCGCCCGACTGGGCACCCAGATGGCTGTGACTGCGCCTGTCGGTGGGCTTGTAGCCGCTCCGCTTACAGCACTTGCAACTAAGGCGCCGGCATTGGCTAATGTCTTGACGCCAGTCGCCACTGCCCTAAGAACGTCTGGCTTTGGGCAGACAGGCGTAACCGGCGCCGCAAACTTAGGCGCCCGCGCAATTGGCGGTGCTGTCCCCGGCGCTATTTCGGCTGGTCTAATAAACCCAGACGACATTGGCATGGGTGCTGCTATTGGCGCAGCAATTCCCGCCGCAGTAGTGCCGTTTGTTAAGGGGGCCATTGGAGTAGGTAAAAGCCTTGCCGCTGGGCCGGGACAACTCAAATACAAGGGTCTTGCAGCAGCACTTGACAACAACCCGGTGCTGATGGGCGAAGTCATGGACTTGCTCAAGCAGGGCAAAACCATACAAGAAGCCGCTGTCATCACCGGCACGCCAGGCCTTGCCTCGTTTTTCAGCACCGCCGTCAATAAGTCTTCTGAGTCGCAGCGCATGGTCAACGCGCTTAGAGACGCGCTTAAAGCACAGCAAGCCAATCAATTGGCCGGTGCCGAAATTGCTTCAAACAAACTGATTCAGGAATCATTGCCTGCGGCTACAGGTCGCCCCTCGACCCCACGCACAGCCGTATCGGGCGCCTTGGCCGGTGAAGAAGCCGCCTTGCGGGCAAGAGAAGCAACTCAGACTGCCGCGTTGACCGCGCAGGCAGACGCCGCTGCTGCCAGACTGGCAGAACAGCAGGCCACCCGTACCGGCGTGCTGACGGCAGAACAGCAAGCCGCAGAAGCCAGCCTAGCGCAGCAACGCGCCGCTCTGCTTCAAACTTTGCCTGACACTGACCCAACTCAGACAGGCGCGGTGCTTGGACTAGCCAAAGAAGCGTTGCTGAAGGAAACCCAGACCAAAGTCACCGGGCCGGCGTACAAGAAAGCGTTTGAGCTTGCGCCTGAACCGTTTAACATCCAGAGTGTTGTCGACAAGGCCAAGGCGATTGGACAAGACCTGTTGTCGGTGCTGGCGCCAAACACGGTGCCAAGCGAACTGAGCCGCATTCAGCGGCTATTTCAACCTGTTACCCCGTCTGCGCCTGCCGCTGGGATGTTTGGTGTCAGAGGGCCAACGGTAACGCCGCCTGCTATGGCAACGCTGGAAGATGCCGCCACGGTCAATCGGGCGCTGTCGGCAGCGTACGGAAAACTGGCAAGTGCGCTGCCCAGCGACCAAGCAGCAACGGCATTGCGCAACAACATTGATGCAATCCGCAAAGAGTTGAACGCGGCCATCGCACGCGGCGCTCCCGCAGAAGCCGTAACTGCCTATGCTGCCGCAAAGCAACTTCATGCCACTGAAGTTGTAAGCCCGTTCTACACGGGTCAACTCTCTATGACAGAACGATCCACTAATTTGGGGCAACCTCGACTGCCGCCTGAAAAAGTGGTGGGCGCGGCCCTCAAAGACATTCAAGAAGCACAGAATTTTGCCAAAACGTTTGCTCGCGATCCGGCGTCAATGCAGGTTCTCAAAAACGGCATCTTGGATCAGTTCCGCAGGGACGCCGTCGAAGTTACAGGCGCGGGCAAAAAAGTGTCCGAAGACACAGCGGCGAAATGGTTGGGAACGCACAAAGAAATTATTGACGTATACGACAAAGCCGGAATGGGGCTTCGCGCCGATCTTGAGCGCGTTGCTAGCCAGGCGCAAGAATTGAAAGTTGCAGCAGAAGGCGTCAAAGACACAACGAAGGCCATCCCCAGCAAAGTAAAGGCCGAGTTCACACCCGCAACCGAAGCATTGGCAGCGCAAGAAGCCAACATCAAGCCGTCGGTCATAGCGCAGTTTGCTGAAGAAAACAAAGCGTTGCAACTTGCCTCAGACACTTTGAATTTCAAGTACGTCAAAGACCTGCGCCAGAAGGTAGTGACCGACCCGATGACGGCTGACATGGCGCTGAGGCGCATGGACGCGCCGGCCAAGTCTGCACTGGCGCGGGGCGTCATGCAAGACGCGGCGGCGCTAAAAGATGGTGCCAAGATACTGGACCACCTCACCACCAACGAGGCCGGCATCATGCGGGTGCTCAAGGCAAGTGAGCCGGAAACCGCTGCAAAGACGTTTGCCGCCATGAAGGACGCTGCCGAAACGTTGAAGTTGGTAGAAGAAACAGGGCGCAAGTTGCCAACCAACGCTATGGCTGCGGCCCAGAACCTTGACAACCTTACGCAAGGATTGCCGGAAATCCGCGCTGTTGTGGCAAAGATTCAAGCGGAACTGGCAACAGGAGCAAAGTTTGAAGAACTTGCAACTCAAGGCAGTAAAGCGGGTACGACAGCAGCGCGGTTGTTCAAAGCAGAAGTGACGCCGCGCTTGCTTCCGTTGAACCGCGTCATGTCGTTTGTCAACCTAGTGATAGGGCGTCTTGAAGGCCGCATAGACAAAAAGCTGGCAATACAGATTGCCAACGAGTTGTCCTCTTCTAGCGGCGCCGCAGAAGCAGTTGCCAAAGCACAAGCCACCCGCACAAAGCGAGAAGCAACCAACGCGCTATTAGATCGAGTGGCACGCCCTGCAACCGCAGGCGGCATTCTTGCCAACACAGAGAACAACAATGCCCTCGCTCCCGCAAGATAAGGCCAACCACTTCTTCTATGGCGCGCTGATCTTCCTGCTGGCGCTGGCCATCCTGCGCCGCCCTGACGCAGCCTATGGCCTCGTGGTGCTGGCCGCAGTGGGCAAGGAAGCGCTCGATTGGCTATCTAACCAACGGTCAGAGAGGCCCACACACGGAGTAGAATGGCTTGATGCCCTAGCAACCTGCGCCGGCGGGGCGGTGCCTCTACTTGCAAGGATGCTCTGATGGATTCTCAGCACTTGATTGACGTTGGCCTAGCTACCGCTTGCGCCGTCACCGGTTGGTTTGCAAGAGAATTGTGGACTTCCGTCAAGTTGCTCCAGTCTGACCTGACCCGCCTGTCGGTCGAGTTACCCAAGACCTATGTGACGCGGGACGACTACAGGTCAGACCTTAAAGAGATCCGCGACCTGCTGGGGCGCATCTTTGACAAGCTCGACGGCAAGGTCGACAGGTCATAGCAGCGCCGAAATCCCCACAGTCACCATCTCGCTTTTGAGCTTCGACGGGTTGGTCTTCGCCATCACCCGCAGCGCCACGGCAGCAAACGTCTCGATGCCGGCCCAGGCGTCCTCTAGGTGCGGATCATTGAGCGCCAGGATGTGCGCTCTGATCGTCAGAACGTCGGCCATGTAGGCGTCCCTTATGGCGTCTATCGCCGCTTTAGTTGGTCGCATGAGAACTCCGCTAGTTGCCATACTGAATTCGGTGCGTTGATCCTGAACGGTTTGGCTACCCGCCTTGGCGCCAGTTCCGATGCGGCCTGACGGGCAGCGATCCTTGCTGTTTTTCGGTCCCTGCACGCCTTGTGTTGCAACTTGCGCTTCGTCCAGCGCCCAGCGTCTAGCTCTGCCGCCCGCTCAGGTGACGCCCATCGAGCAGTGACGCCACTACCGGCCACGCCCAGCAGGCGAGCCTTGCGGGCGAAGCACAAAATCTTGCGGGCCTTGTCCAGCGAGATCGCCATGCGCAGGTGCATGTCAACTGTGCTGACGCCGTTGGGGTACTCGCGCACTATGTTGGATGCTAAGTGCATCAGCAACTCGGTGTCAGGATGCATCACAATTCAGCCCCAAACAAGTCAGGCCGGTTAGCCCTCAACCAAGCCAACAACTGCCGCAAATCAATTGAGGTGCCGTTATAACCGCCTTCGTTCTTCGCGGATATTATTAGGCGCCCGTTGTCTTCCAACTGAAGTCTTACGTCAAGCCCTTCTGCGTACTCCGTTACGCCGTGCATTATTTCATTCATTTGGTTTCCCGTTGTGCTGCGCATCGCGTACCCTCAAGGTTCCGCCTTCGTGCATCGCCAGTAGCAACTGCGCGATGACGATCTCTTGGCGTTTGACTTCGTATTTGAGGCGCTCGTTCTCCGCTAGGGCATCGCCTAGCAGTAGGTCTAGCTTTCTTTCGGTCTCAGTCATTTTTTTCCTTTAGCTTTGCTTCTGCTGCCCTAATAAACTCCACAACCTCACTCTTGAACGCAATTACGAATCTTGTGAGTTTATTTACATCAGCTTTCGTCAACCCCTGCCACTCAAGCTTCGTATAAAGCGGCAAAGCTCGTTGGCCTTGCTGGATGTCGGTTGGGTTATCGGTTACATACACAGACTTACCGTCTTCTGTGTACACCATCCACGCCACGGGTTCAACCACCGGGTTCAATCCAAAACAACTCCCCAATCTGCTCTGCCGTGTACGTGCCAAAATCGTCATTTCCCCACTTAACCAGCGTTTTGCCAGATGTGGATGTAGCCTCTACAGTGCACAATTCGTCGGTTTCAATGCAGCGCAAAACGTCTCCTCGGGCTATCCCCCCCAATTCTTTTGAACAGGCATAGCAGAGCTGGGCCCTCTTGCACGTTTCCCCGCAGCGCTCGTCGTTCATGGCTCAAGCCCAAAGTGGTTACAGATTAAGAGTTTGACGTTTCCCCCGTAGTTGACGCTCAACTCGGCGCACTCCCGGACAATAAGTTTGGCGAACTTCTGCACGTTGGCGTAGTCGGCAGTGCATTCCTCCCTTCCGCGAGAGTCAACGGTAATGTCGAAGCAGCCGTCCATTAGTTTTCTAATTCGTTCGTTCATGGCTCAATCCTCTGCTTAATGCCCAACATCTCTTGATGCAGGTTCTCCAGCATCACCCGGTAGGGTGACTGGGGCAGGCAGTCCGTTGCTAGCTTGCATCGGTCTGCAAATGCATCAGTGCGTACAGCTTCGCGTACAACTTCCCGCACCTTCGCAAGCATGTCGTCGGGGTGGAGGCTAGTTGGCCAACGCCACCCCATCAGTTCCGCAATGCGTTCATCGGTCACGACGCAACTCCCTTAATTTTTTCCAGCGAACGCAACCCACCAAGCCCGAGCATGCCGAGCATGAGCTCCCAGAGGTTATCGTCGATGCCAGGCAGCGCAGGCAGCGGATGGTCCAGCACAATGCCGGCCCACTGGACTAGCGGTCTGGCGATGTATTGACAGGCCAGCGCCGACGCGCAGACCCAGCCGATGGCTGGGCGCCAGCCGCTGGTGAAGGCGCTGGGGCTCGACGCCTCGGCCTTGTTCACATCGAGCTGGCCCTGGACAATGGCGACCTGAGCAGCAAGCTGCGCCGCCTCTGCTGCTGACTTGTCCGGCCAGATGCGGGTGATGACGGTCTGCGCCAGTTCGACGCCTGCGGTCAGGGGGTCCATTCGCCTGTCTCCATTTGTTGCGCCATCCTGTACGCCCGCTTAGGCGTCTGCATGGCCCAGCGGCTCTTGACCATCTCTTCTGCCGCTTCGACGTATTGCCCATCTTCAATGCTGCCCAGCATCCGCTTGAACTGGAGCAGACCCTTCATCCCCATCTGAAACGCCATGCCGATCAGCACGGCCTGACGCGGCTCGGACAGTCTGGGCATCCACGGCAGCGCCAACAGTACCTCGCGGGTCTTGGCTTTGATGTCGTTCTCAAGCAAGAAGTCGATCTCGTCTGGCGACAGCCCGCCGCCCTTGCGCGAGTCGATCAGCCGGCCTACGCCGATGGTCCAGTACCCGAGCGAGTCTTGGTACGCGCAGGACTCGGCGCCTTCCTCGCGTAGTAGTTGGCTCTTCAGGTCCATAGCGTCACCCCGTAAGCCAGCGCCAGTACCCAGACACTGAAGGCAACGGCTCGGTTGAACCACGACCATCTGTTGCGGTAGTGGGTGATGGCGTAACCGTCGCCGCCGAAGGCTTCGTCGAGCGATCTACAGAAACGGCGAGTTGTTCCGTTGTGCTGAACCGGTGGTTGTTGTAACACTGGTATCTCCTTCTGGTTGAATTGTCGGGCGCGGCCCGAGTTGAAAGCACGCCGGCTGGCGCGTTACAGCGGGGGCACTGCATATAACGGCACCGCATCGCATCCGAGGTCTACCCAGTACTGCATCTCTTCGCGGCGCCGAGTGAGCAAGATGCAAACATTGCTCTCAAGGATCATCCAGCCGATGTGCGTCACGCTAGCCACGCAATCAGCGCCACTAGGGCGACGATCCAGACAGCGCAGAACAGGCTCTGGCGGGCCGCAGCCTTACAGAAGTACTCTTCTCTGTC